CATATTCAGAGAATTTAACTCTATGGGAATCTATTTACACCACAAATGATGATGGATGGTATGTTCTTCAGAGAATCAACCGTCATAAAAAATTATACGATGCTTACAAAAAATGTAAGGATAATAAGGGGTGTAATGAACTGACTCTCAAAGAGTTAGAAGACGAAATATTTTAGTAAAAAAATATTAAAAAAAGCTTGGAATATTCGATATATTAGTGTATCTTTGTTCTAAGTTTATCAGTTAAAGATATTTATATCTATAAACATTAAACTTAATTTTAAACCATAAAACAAATAAAGCATGTCAACAAACATTGATGCAATCAGAGCCCGTCTGAACAAACTTCAGGGCACACAGAAAACGGCTGACTCACTATGGAAGCCAACAGTTGGTAAACACCAAATCCGTTTAGTACCTTACAAATTCAACAAGGATATTCCTTTTATTGAATTGTATTTTCACTACAACATCAACAACAAATCCTATTTATCACCAGCTTCATTCGGAAGACCTGACCCTATCGTAGAGTTTGCAGAAAAACTTAAGAGAATGGGTGGAAAGGATGATTACCGCGAAGCTAAGAAAATGGAGCCAAAATTGAGAACTTTTGTTCCCGTAATCGTAAGAGGTCAGGAAAGTGAAGGTGTTAAGTTTTGGGGATTTGGTAAGACAGTTTATCAAGAATTATTGGGTTATTTCGCAGACCCAGATTACGGTGATTTATCCGACCCAATCAATGGTAGAGATATCGTCGTAGATTACGCAGCAGCGGAAGGTGGAGCATCTTACCCAACTACTACTATCAGAGTTAAACCTACAACTACTAAGTTGCATGAGAATGATTCTAAGATTAGTGAGTTGATTGGTAACGAAAAAGAAATCACCACTATCTACTCAGAATTGTCATATGATGAGTTGAAGAAAATCTTAGAAAATTGGTTAGCTGGAAACACAACTGATGAAGGTGCACAATCTGCTACACAAGAAACACTTGTGGCTAAAACAGAAAAGAGTGTAAGTGATTCATTTGATTTCGATACAAAGCCTCACCAATTAGATGATGAGATTCCACAATCAGCTACTCAACAAGAGTTGCCTTGGGATGAAACACCATCAACTCCTGTATCTAAAACAACTCAACAAGTTGCGGATGCATTCGAAGATTTATTCAAATAATAACAAGTTATAAATTATGGCAAAAACTGATTTAGCAGATATTCTGGTTGATAGTCTGAACAAAAAAAATAAAGACCAAAAAATCGCTTTCTTCTTAGATGATGATTCCGATGGAGCACCAACCAATGTAAATGGATGGATTTCAACCGGAGCAGCTATGATGGATGTTGCTATTTCTAATCGCCCGTATGGTGGAATACCTGTTGGTAGAATTACTGAAATCACAGGTTTGGAGCAGAGTGGTAAATCATTACTCTCTGCCCACATCTTAGCGGAAACTCAAAAGCAAGGTGGAGTTGCAGTATTGATTGATACTGAAACTGCGGTAAGTAGAGAATTCTTTGATGCAATCGGAGTAGATGTATCCAAACTTCTATATGTGAGTGTAGATACAGTTGAGGATATCTTTGAAACAATTGAAACAATCATTGAGAAGGTTAGAACATCTGAAAAAGATAAGTTAGTAACAATCGTTGTGGATTCCGTTGCGGCGGCTTCTACTAAGAAAGAGATGGAATCGGATTATGATAAAGACGGTTATGCAACCGATAAAGCTATTATCATATCTAAGGCAATGAGAAAGATTACCAATGTAATTGGTAGACAGAAAATTGCAGTTATCTTCACAAACCAATTAAGACAAAAGTTAGGAGTAATGTTCGGTGACCCTTGGACAACGAGTGGTGGTAAGGCTTTGGCTTTCCACGCATCAGTTCGTTTAAGATTGAAGAATGTTGGGCAAATCAAAACTAAAATTGGCGGAACGGATAAAGTTGTAGGAATCTCAGTAAGAGCACAAGTGGTTAAGAACCGATTAGGGCCACCACTTCGTTCAGCGGATTTCGAAATCTACTTCGATAGAGGTATCGATAACTATGGTAGCTGGCTGACTGTATTGAAAGATAATAAGTTGGTTAAGCAAGGCGGAGCTTGGTATGAGTATGTAGATACTGATACAGGTGAAGTTGTTAAATTCCAATCAAAGGATTTTATTGTAATGATGCAAGAAAAACCTGAGTTAAGAGACCAAATTTATAAAAAGATTTGTGAGACGACTATTCTTCAATATAAAAAGGATACATACGATATTGAAGCAATGGAAGTTGATACAAATTTACCAAACGAAGTAGAATAGTGAATAACAAATACAAGAATTTATTAGATGAAGTAAATTTGGAACATACCACTAAACACCTTAGAACTAGAAATTCTAAGGTGTTATTTGTGGATGGTTTAAATATGTTCTTCCGTTGCTGGAGTACAAATCCAACAATGAACGAAGATGGAGAACACACAGGTGGTATGGTTGGATTCCTAAAATCATTAGGAGCAGTTATACGACAAGAGAACCCTACCAGAGTGGTAGTAATATTTGATGGGAAAGGTGGTTCACAAAAAAGAAAAGAAGTATTCTCAAATTACAAAGCGGATAGAAAAGTTAAATTCAGAGTCAATCGTCAATATGATGATATGATGAGTGAAGAAGATGAGCAAGTAAGTTTGAGAAGACAATTGAGTTCATTGGCTAACATCTTAGGTGTATTGCCAGTAACTACAATGATTTATGATAACATAGAAGCAGATGATGTAATTGGTTATTTAGCTAAACAAGTTATCAAAGAAGATGAAGGAGCATTAATCCTTTCATCCGATAAAGATTTCCTACAATTAGTTTCAGAGAATATCCACGTTTGGAATCCATTGAAGAAACAAAAAATTGATAAGAATAAATTAAAAGAATTATACGGAGTTCACGCTGAAAACTTTATATGGTATAGAGTAATGGATGGTGATAAATCCGATAACATAGATGGTGTAAAGGGGTGTGGATTAAAAACACTTCTTAAAAGATTACCTGTATTAGAAACTGATGCTAGATTGACAGTGGATGAACTGATGAGATTAGCAGAAGAACAAAAAGGAGAATACAAAGTTTTTCAAACTATTTTAGATAGTAAAAAAATCATTGAAAGAAACTTTCAGATAATGCAATTGGAAGACCCGGATATTAGCGGGATTACTAAACTTAAAATAAACGACAGATTTAATGAATCAATTGAGCCATTAGATAAAATGAAGTTCATTGGGTTTGGTATGAAATACAAAATCCTACAAAATTGGGGAGATGTAAATGATTGGTTAAGGTCATCATTTGGTAATTTAGTTTTATAATAATTTGGAAATACCAAATTTTAATCTTATATTTGTTGCATGAGTGAAGCGGTAGATAATTTAGCGAAATACGGACAGAGTTACCAAACAAAAGTGGTAACCAATTTAGTAACAGATAGACCTTTCTTAGAGCAAGTTTCGGATATTTTGGAAACAAAATATTTTGAATCTGATACTAACAAATGGGTAGTTGATATAACCCGTAAATATTTTTCTAAATACAAAAATACTCCTACTACTGATTTCTTTAAAACAGAGATACAAAAAATTACCGATAAGGCACTTCAGCAAAATGTTCTTACTCAGTTAAAAGCAATTTACGCTCTTCAAAGTGGAGGGGATTCCGAATGGGTTAAGAACGAATTCGTAACATTCTGTAAAAATCAAAACTTTAAAAATGTTATCCTTACATCAGTTGACTTATTACAAACGGGTCAATTTGATAAGATTGAAAAATTAGTAAGAGATGCGGTTAAAGTTGGACAATCAAATGATTTAGGATTAGATTACAAAGAAGATATAGAAGTTCGTTTTGAAGAGGTTAATAGAAGAACCGTTAAAACTAATTGGGATGTAATAGATGAGTTAATAGATGGAGGATTAGGGCCTGGTGAGTTAGGAGTAATCGTTGCACCATCTGGAGTTGGTAAGACTTGGGTTCTTTGCCACATTGGTGCGGAAGCAGTTAGACAAGGTAAGAATGTATTACACTATACATTAGAACTTACACAGAACTATGTTGGGCAGAGATATGATACAATCTTTACTGGTATCCCATCAGCTGAGTTAAGAGATAATAAAGAACAAATTAAGGATAAGGTAGATAAACTAAAAGGTGGATTGATGATTAAATATTATCCACCAAAGGGTATTACTGCAAACACAATTGCGGCACACATTGATATGGTTCGTTCAACCAAATTTCAGCCCGATTTGATAATTATAGACTACGCTGATTTATTAGTATCAGTTAACTCTAAAAACAATTCAGATTATCAGGAACAAGGTGGTATCTATATTGATTTAAGAGCAATGGGAGGTGAGTATCAAATACCAATTTGGACTGCATCCCAAACTAATAGAAGTGCGATTGAAAGTGATGTAATTCACGCTGATAAAATCGCGGATAGTTATGCAAAAGTAATGAACGCAGATTTAATCATATCAGTTAGTAGAAAGGATACTGATAAGTTGAATGATACTGCTAGATTCCACGTTATGAAAAACAGATTTGGGCAGGATGGATTAACATTCCCTGCAAAGATGAATACTAATAAAGGTGTGATTGAAGTATATGCGGCTAATTCATCAAATGGAATTATAGCAAGTAAGGAAAGTAAAAATGGAGAATTATTACAAAAACAACTACTACATAAAAAGTATGTAGATAATATGGGTTAAAATGAATGAAAGTAATTTAGAGATAATAGACGAAATATCTTCTGGTATGGTTATATTAGACGGATTAAATGATGCTATAATTGGATATGATTCTAACACCACTCGTATTATATATGATTATGATACTATAGTTAGTATCTTAGTTCAAAGAGGAATGACAGTTGATGAGTCTGTAGAATATATTGATTACAATATTGTAAGACTACATCTCACAAATGAAGATGGGGTTGATATTTCTCCTATAATATTTAGTAGATTTCCATTTGATGATTCCGACTCGTAAAAAAAACTAAAGAAAACTAAAGAAAAAACGACATAAAAATTTTCTAAAGAACCGAAAATTTTTTAGAAAATGTGATGTATTTATTCTTACCCCTATTAGAATAAACACATAATAAAGACTATAATATGAGCAAATTATTTACGGATAGAATCCCCTATAAACCATTTGAATATCCAGACTACTACAACGAAGGTTGGTTAAAGCAAATGCAGGCATTTTGGTTACATACCGAAATACCGATGCAAGGTGATGTGAAGGATTGGAATGAGAATTTAACAAAAGAAGAAAAACATTTAGTAGGTAATATCCTTTTAGGATTTGCCCAAACTGAATGTGCAGTATCGGATTATTGGACAGGTATGGTTACTAAATGGTTTCCAAAGCATGAGATTAGACAAATGGCAATGGCGTTTGGTTCTCAGGAAACAATACATTCAGTAGCATATTCATATCTTAATGAAACATTAGGATTGGATGATTTTGCGGGGTTTATGCATGATGAAACAATGAAAGAAAGATTTGAACTTCTTACAAATACAACTGCAGATTGGACACCAAAAGATTTACAAAAAAATCATAAGGCAAGAGTTGAGGTTGCTCGTTCACTTGCTATATTTTCGGCATTTGCGGAAGGTGTAGCATTATACTCATCATTCGCTGTATTATATTCATTCCAAATGAGAAATCTATTGAAAGGAATTGGACAACAAATGAAGTGGAGTGTTAGAGATGAATCATTACATTCAAAGATGGGTTGTCAATTATTCAGACATATGTGTGATGAGTTTCCTGAATTGTTAGAGGAAGCTAAAGCTGACATCTACAAAGCAGCGGAAATGATTAGAGATTTAGAACATAAATTCATTGATAAGATTTTTGAAATGGGTGATTTAGAGAATCTTAAAAAGAATGACCTAAAAGAATTCATTACAAAAAGAGTTAATGAAAAATTAGGGGAGTTAGGATATAACCCAATTAAAGGTGGAGATGACTACTTTGAATTTAATGAAAAGAAAGCATCTGAATTAGATTGGTTCTACCATCTTACAGGCGGAGTAACTCATACCGATTTCTTCGCTATGAGACCTACTGATTATAGTAAGGCTGGGGAAGGTGAAAATTGGGATAATATATTTTAAAAATAATTTATGAAAAATTACGGAGAAGAAAATGGATGGGAAGTTGATGTTGACTTTCCTTCTTGGGGAAACAATGAGATATATGTAAAAACTATATCCAAAACATATTTGCAAGCAGGGGAAAAGCCAAAAGATGCATATTGGAGAGTTGCTACGGCAGTTGCTAAGAGATTAGAAAAACCAC